AGTGGAGTTGGAGATCCAAACTTATCAGATAGAACTGATCTAGAACTTTACTATCAAAAGATTTCAAGAGCATACGCTTCAATTCCTGATACTTCTGGAGCACCTGGACAAGATCAGTTACAAGCAAGAGTTGAAGAAAACAGAATTGTTGGTCCAATTTCTGACGAATTTCGTGTCCTATCAATTAACAGGAACGGTCAAACAGCAACTGCTATTACTGTAGACGAGGATGATACTCCAGTAAACCATGGTTTCTCTGTGGGCATTTCAATTAACGTCAGTGGTGTTATTGGATCTACAGGACCGCAATCAGATCTTGATGCTGCATTGTATAATGGATCATTCCAAGTTACTTCGGCACAAGGTTCATTATTTACTTATCAGATGGCATCTGAACCGTCTGGTAATGCTATTGGTACAAATATTCTTGCAAAGGTTGAAATTGATACTGTAGACAGTGCTTCACCATATATCTTCAACTGTTCATTGCGATCTGTTTGGGGATTGAATGGTATGAATGCTGATGGATTTAGAACAACTGGTTTTAAATCTATGGTTGTTGCACAGTTTACGGGACTATCTCTGCAGAAAGATGATAGAGCTTTTGTAAGATATAATTCAGTTACTAAAACATATGATGACGGTGGATCAGGTTCCCACTTAGATGGTGCATGTCGATATAAACAGGGGTGGCGACATTGCCACATTAAAGCTGCTAATGATGCTTTTATTCAGGTCGTTTCGGTGTTCGCTGTTGCATATGGTGATCACTTCTTTGCTGATAGTGGTGCTGACATGTCGATCACTAACAGTAACTCTAACTTTGGTAGTACAGCATTGAGATGTAGAGGATTTAAAGCAGCTGCCTTTACTAAAGATAAAGCAGGAACATTTACACATGTCATTCCTCCAAAACAATTAGATGTTGTAAGTACTACTGCAACTGGTACATCAGGACAATTTACAATTACTGTTGCTAATAATAATGGTATTGTTCAAGGACAAGCAGTTAGTGGTACTGGAATAGGAACAAATGCTACAGTATCTGCAATTAATGGTACAGTAATTACTCTTTCAGTTGCTAATGCTTCAACAGTAAGTGGTTATATTACATTTGGTACTGAGATTTCTATTAACTGGGTAAATATTGATGTTAAGAGAACAAAACATGTTGGTGCTTTAGGTGGAGCATCTGGAACTGGTGCAAGATTATATCTATATGGATATACTAATGCTTCAACTGCTCCTCCTGTTAAAGCACAAGGTTATCAAATTGGTGCTAGATATGATACAACGCAGTCTTTACCTGATAGATTATTCTGCAATCTTCAAACCTCAACAGGAAATGTTATTAAGGAAGCAAGAATTTCTCCATCCAATAATACTGGACTAGTAACAGGAACTACAGCAGGACAAACAAATAGTCCAATCAAATATGATAGTACAGTTTATAATATTTCTGGACTAGGTAACGTTGTTGGTGGATGGTATATTCAGTGTGTTCAAGGTGCTACAAATACAATTTATACTGAACTGAATACAAGTACAATTTATACTAACTTGAACTTTACACCTTCAGCATTCATTAAGAGAATTTCTGACGCAAGAACACTGAAGGACAGAATTTATAGATTTAGATATGTTATTCCTAAAGGTGCTAAACCACTGCCTAGAGATCCTTTGACTGGATATGTTATTCAACCTAGACAGGGAACAGCTTCAGATTATAATAAAGTATTTTACGTTTATGAGTCTGAAAAAATTCAACCTTTTATTTCTGATGTACAAGATGGTATTTTCTATCTAACAGTATTATGTGCGTCAATTTCTCCAACAACATCAAATTATAGTGATTACAAGTTTTCACAAAATGTGAATGAAGTTTATCCTGCATTTGATAGAGATAATCCTCAAGCAGATCCATTAGCAGCAATTTCAGTTGCTGATAATGTAACTATTGGAGCAGTAAGTGCTACATCTGATGGAATAACCGTTGATTCTAAGCGTAGTATTACTAAAGAAGCAGTAGAATTTTTCCTTGCAGAGACAAGTAATGCCTTAGGATATACGTCAACGTTAAATAAACTTGGAACAACTACAGTTACTGCATATGCAGGCGATGCAGAGACAAGAAAAATTCCACTTAAATTACAAGGAAGTACAGTAGTCGATCTACTAATTGAACTTCGTCGTCACTCTATTCAACGTTCTGGTAACCATACCTTTGAATATGTTGGATTTGGTCCTGGTAACTACTCAACTGCATTCCCACAAACACAGATTGAAGTTCTTACCTTTGATCAAGTTAAATATGCTCAGTGTTTGAAGGAGGCAGCTGGAGTTTCATTCTATTCTGGTCTAAACTCAAATGGTGACCTATTCATTGGTAACCAAGTTATTAACCCAGTTACAGGTCAAATTACTTCTAGTGACATTGCACAGTTAAATGTTGTAGGTGAAGAAGGAACTACCATTCAGACATTCTCTGAACTTGTTCTTACTGATAAACTAACTGTTATTGGTGGTGATAGTAACTCTTTAGAATCATTATTCTCTGGTCCTGTTACTTTCCAATCAAAAGTTACTTCAGATCAAGAATTCCAAGCTAAGAAGATTACTTATTCTAATAACGATGGTACAGTTCTTAAAGGAACCTTAATTGCTCCAACCAACACTTCTGGAAACCCTGTATTGCCAACATATTATACAACTCCAAGTAACGGAGATATTATTTGGAATACCAGCTGGGATCCAACTAGTACTACAACTGGATATGGAAGAAACTTGGGTTGGTTATATTATGGAACCACATGGTATCAGTTTGGTTTAACTAATACTAAAGTATTTGATCTTCGTAACTTTGCCATTACTGCTGATGCTTTATCAACGACCACAAACGTTGGCATTGGCGCCGCTCCAATATCAACAGCTAAATTAAATGTTGGTGGTAACTTAAATGCTACAGGTAATTTAACTGTAACTGGTACTTATGGATTAAGTGGTAAATATGTTTCTCGTAACTATACTGGTAATGGTACTACAACAACATTTGCTTTAACAGCATCAACAGCACATACTTCCAGCAGTGTTCTTGTATTCTTAAATGGTGTTCTTCAAATACCTGCTACTCATTATAATGTTTCGGGCACAAACGTTGTATTCACTGGTACTCATATTCCTTCTGCTAGGGATGCAATTCACATTAGAGAACTACCATTATAATAAATATTAATATAACGGAGTAATAGTCTTATGGGCCAGCAGATTACAGAAACTCAGATTAATACGACTACAACGGCAACGTTGCAGACGTTGAATTTCAATAACGTATCAACTAGCTTTTTCAGACTTCCTGCACTTGCAACTGCATCTAGAACTGGATTGACAGGTGTTAGTGCAGGTTATTTGATTTATGACACTGGCGTAAATGATATTTACTTTCATAATGGAACTGCTTGGAGTTTGTTAAATGCTGGAACTCTTGGCGGGCAAGCAGGATCATATTATTTGAACCCTGCTAACTTAAGTTCAGCAGTTGCTGTTAATAAAGGTGGAACAGGGCAAACATCTTTTACTTCTGGATATTTGTTGTATGGTAATGGTACTAGTGCTTTGAATTCATCTTCCAACTTGACATTTAATGGTTCGCAACTGACAATTGCTGGAAACAGGGCAGTAACAATTGATGAAGTTCCTTATCTTGGATCAGCATCGATTATTAGAACTAATAGTGCTACAATTTCTACTTCACTTACCATTCCATCTGGAACCAATGGTATGACAGCTGGACCAATTACTATAGCAAGTGGACAAACTGTTACGGTCAATGGAGACTGGAGTATTGTATGAGTACAGTAATTGTTGATGAATTAATCGGAAGAGCAGAAAACGATTATGTTATTGGAGTTGCTGCTGGAACTCTAATGAAAGTTCCAGGCACAGTTATTCAATGTGTTTGGAACATGACGGATGTTATTGCTACATATGCAACTAATGCTGACAACGTAAGTAGAGAAATATCAATATTAAATACTGCTATCACACCAAAATATAGTGATAGTGAAATATGGATGGACATATTTTTATTTTATGAATCTTCCAATGATATTACATTTCAAATTTTAAGAAATGGATCTATCACCAATACATCTGGATATATAGGATATAATACGGCCGTTGGTAACGTTCAATATAGTGGAGTTACTGGAGCACGTTATGATCAAGATAGGAGTAGTACGCCAGATTACTTGCATATTAAATTTGTAGATCGTCCTGGTGGAACTTCTACTTATACATACGGTATTGGTGCTAGATATGCAAGTAATAGTAATGATAGTATTCGTGTAAATAAATCATGGAACAACTATTGGGGTGATTATGAAAAAGGTGTGAGTATGTTTGTATTAAGGGAGATTGCAAGATAATGCCAAGAACAATAACTGTTGGATCTATTGCTCCTGCAACAGGAAACACTCTTTCGATGCAGTCAGGGCACACATTAAGAGCTCCAAATACATATATTAATCATTGGTATGTTAGAAGTGATAATAGAACTACATATTCTGCTAGTAATAGTGGAGATGGTAATCCACTCACTGATGTAAGATTAGTAATTACTCCAAAATATTCAAATAGCACCATTAGATTGAGATGGATGCTTCATGGAGAAGGGAATGAGAATGTCGTATTTCTTGTTCGTAGAAATAATGGTCTTATAGGATATAATACACAAAGAGGAAATGCTAGACATAGTTGTATTACAACTTGTTTGTATGATCAAAACGTAGATAGCACACCTCATCTTCATACTGTTGATTGGTATGATCGTCCTGGAGCAACATCCGCACAAACTTATGATGTTGCTGTTAGATCATCTAATGGTAGCAACTATACTTATTTCTTTAATAGAACATCTGGTAGCACTGGTACTGGAAACCATGAAATAGGAATTAGTTATGGATTTGCTTGGGAAATTTCTGCAGATTACTAATCATGAGCCAATTAAAAGTAAATACAATTCAAGGGAATACTAGTTCTACAGTATTCATTAATTCTCCATCATCACTATACATGCCTGGGTCTGTTGTACAGGTACGTTATAAAGTTTCTATGGATAGAGTATATTATCGTGTACAAAACAACGATAGAAGACCAGGACCAGAAAATAACATTATTAGACCCACACAAACACAAGCTACATTACTAGAACCATTAGAAATTGTAGTGCAGCCAAAATCAATCAACAGTTGGTTTTATATTGAATACAATATTTTTTGCGAAGCATCCTGGGATAATACTATGGGAGTTGCTAGGAATAATAATTCAATTTCTGGAGGTCAAGCATTACAACAAATTCCAGAAGCAGGATTATATGATACATGGTTGAATTCTAATGGTGTTGCTGTTCTTCACTATGATAATAATACTGATAGTACTCCAATTAATGTAGTTTTTGGTTGGTGGGATCGTCCGCAAACTTTAGATCCTGTTACTTATACACCTTGGGTTAAGAACGCAAATAACAGAGATGATGGATTTGTTTTAAATGCAACTTGGTCAAACTATCAAAATGGAGGAGATAGTTATGAACAAGGTGTCAGTTTCGGATTAGTTGAAGAATGGGCATATCCTCAGGCATAAATAAAGATAAAACTGGAGTTGTATATGGCGGAAGAAATTGATGTAAGGGATGCAGAAAAATCATCTGCTCCAAATTATACATTAGAAGAAACAAAATACGCATATTCAAAACCTGATCTTGCTGCAGCTATTATTTCTCTTCGTCCAAGTTGTGCGTGGAGTTTAGTTGGAGAAGATTGGGAAGGACTGACTTGGAATGATGATCCATCTTTAAAACCAACAAAAGAAGAAGTAGAAGCAGAGGCTGTTAGACTTCAAAAACTAGCACCAATGCAAGCAGTTAGAAGAGTTCGTAATGCAAAACTTAAGGAATGTGATTGGATTATTATTCGCTCTATGAGTAGAAATGAACCAGTTCCTCAAGAATGGGTAGATTATATGCAGGCTCTTAGAGATATTACTGATTTGGATATCAATCCTGTTCTTCAAGATGGGGTTTTAAAAAATGTTCCATGGCCAACAAAACCTGAAGCTTCACCTCAACCTGGAGAAAGGCAAGATCTTGGTGGACCTGATTTAGGTTAGGAGGTTAAATATGAGTAACCTTAGGGTTGATACAATAGCAACTTCAGATCTTACAGTTGCAATTCCTACAACACAATTACGAGGTAGGATTATTAGAACAGTATATCAAGAATATACTGGTGGTACTTGGGATCCTGGTACAAACTACGGATGGGCTCCTGGATTATGGTGGGACTACGCATTTTTTGGAGCATCTTCTGAGAACGTAAGAGCTAGAGTTACTTGTAATTTTTCTGTAGGTTATATTGATGGTCATAATATTATGCATTGTATTTTCTATACTCAAGGTGGTTCTGTAGAAAGAGGTAGACATTGTATATCTTCTCAAAACTATGAAACTAGACATTGTTATATGTGGGATGTTCCTTGGCACAGTGGAACACAAAGAATTGGATATCAAATGAGATGGTATGGAAATAGTAATCGTAATCGACTACACTCTACTGGATATTGGGATGGTGGTGGATCTGTTCAATTTTGTAGAGCTTTAATGACAATCGAGGAGTATTTACCAACATGAGTACACTTGTTACCGATACTATTAGTCCAGATCCTAATCTTGATCCTCTTTCTTTGGATCATCTGAGGAGAAGAGTTCTTCGTGAGACTAGAAATACATATACTGGAGGAGGATGGAGAAATAATAATAACTATGCTTGGGTTCCTGGAGCATTTGTTGATTATACTCCATTATCAGCATCATCTAGAATAAGATGTTACTGGACACTTCCTGTTGCAAGATGGGCAGGAAATGCTCATTCAATTAGTCATTGGATATTTTATTCAAATGGAAGCACAGAACAAGGCAGGCATTCGATTAGTGGACATCATAAAGAACATCGTGCTACATATGTGTGGGACTTTGCATCATGGGGAACAACAAATGGTAGAATTGGTTATCAAATGAGAATGTATTCTGTAAATAACCACGAAGTAGGAGTTTATTCTACCCAGTATTGGGAAGGCGGCGGCAGCAACCAAAATTGTTATGGACAAACTTATATTCAAGAATACTTAGCATCGTAGGTGTAATCATGATTTCAGTAGATAAGATTACAAATCTTGCCAATAATATTACAGTTCCCATAAAAGAACTGTATAATAATCGCTATTTGCAAAGATATCAAGCTGTTTACACTGGGGGTTCTTGGAATCCAAGTAATTCATATGCTTGGGTTCCTGGATCTTTTGTAGATTTCACACCTCAAAGATCTGATAGTCTAATTCAATATGCTTGGAGAGCTCCTCATGCGTGGATAAACGCATCTAATGCTATTGTTCATCTACAATTTTATGCTAATGGTAGACTATTTAAATATCATTCTTTAGCTGGAACTCACCTAGAAGATGGAGATACATATATGTGGGAGGTTCCTTCATGGGGCACATTCAATGCTAGAATTGGATGTCAAATTAGATCATATGCCGTAAATAACCATACTTTGAGATTTTATGATACTAACTATTGGAATGGAACAGGTAGCAGACAAACCGCATATGGTCAACTAATGGTTGATGAAGTTCTTGGTTCAGGGGAGGTAGCATAATGCCATCTAGAGTTACACTTAAAAATTTAGGTACTGTTAATCAA